AAAAGGTAATTTAAAATCTTTTGTATTAATTGAGTTTATCGCTTGTGGAAACCATTCAGTATTTGTGTGTATTGCATCGACTGTATTTTTTTCACTTCTGTCTTGCTCATACTTTTCATATCCAAATACGAATTTATTAACTAAATATTTCGGGTTTTTTGTTAAGTTTGCTTCATAGTCTGGAACTTCTAAAAATCCACCTAAATCTGTGTTATTATAAAAATCCTCATATTGTCCGATATAAATTTCGTTATTATTTATTTGAGCGTATGCACATTGTTCAAGTAAATGTTCTTTAGTGTCTTTTAACTTTAAATAAAAAGGACTTGTTACATTCTGTTTAATTAGGTTTTTAGTAAAGCAAAAGTTATCGTAAAACTCGCCACCAACATCGTATTTAGACGCATTAACAGGCAAACTTCCAATTGCTTTATAATTTTGTTTTATTAAGTCAATCCAACGAACTGCATTAATTACTGAACTTATAGCCGTAGATGTTGCAGTGAAATTTACTGTATATTTACTTATCCTTGAAAAACATTCCATTCTTGCATCTGAACCGATACTCGTTGCACTTTGTCTTACTTTAGTTCTGAAATATAGCCAAATTCTGTTACCACTTGGTAAAAAAGGAATATTATAAGTATTATCTGTTATACTTTGAGTTGTATTTCCATTTTCATCAATAAAATTATAAAGTAAAGTTATACTTCCTAATGGAGCGTTAACATCAGCACCCCAACGTAAAACAAAAAAAGTTTCAGCATAACCATTTCCGCCATTATCGGCATCGCCTTGTTGTTGAAGTATTAAGTCTTTTATATTTACTTTTATATTAGATAAATCTTCTTTTGCTTTAATTAATGTAAATAAACCGCCCTCATCGTTTCTACTATCCCAATCGTCGCCAATATTACCGTTATGTACTATTGTTTGGTCTAAAAAAGATAAAGTATCGTCTATTCCGTAGTTTATAACCGCTTGACAATTGTTATAAAAATAAAACATAGAAGAAGTTTCTCCTGTTGGATTGTCACTACTTGAAGAAGTTAAATTAACACCGTAATCGTTAGGACATTGAAACTCGCTTTCTCCATAAGTAGGTTTTGCTTTTAAAAACATTCTTTGTACAGGAATAGCCGTTATATCGTTATCGTCTAAATCTTTAGTAGCTAACAAATCAATAGTAATATCTTCACGCTTTTTTATTAACGCTTGGTTAGTGTTTTGAATTATTCTACACTTTACATAGCTTTCGTTATCCGTCTCAAAATCTTTGTTAAAATCTACATTTCCAGTTGTAAAACTAACACCGTTTTTTTTAAGAATATATTTTACATCTGCTTCGTTACCGTAGTTTTTATTTTCTTCAATAAGTAATTCTACACCACTTTGCAAATGACTAACTAAAACACCGTCGTTATTCATATACGAATCTGTTGGCACTCCATAATCAATATAAAACTCTAATTGTGATTCCTCATTACCAAAATAGGTATCTCTTGCTATATCGTCTTGAATAACTTTAAAATTTGATAAATCAAAGTTTGTCGGTTCTATAATTTCAGTTTCGACACCTCTAATCAATAAGAAGTGTCGAAATGAATTTGTTTCTATTGGGCTATTTTCCATTATACTCGTTGTCCTTTAAAGTAATCTGTGTTAATTTGTTTGTTGTTTAAAAACACTTGTGTATTGCTTCCTTTATTACTTTGCATTGTTTTGGCTAATTTACTAATTCCATTGTTAAAATCCGAACTTGTTAAAGAATTATTTTCTCTCATTGGCTGGATTCCAGAATTAACTAAAGTTTTGTTAATATAATCTTGTTGAGATTTATAAACTTTGTCGCCCTTTTCTAAATATGTCAATTGAGCACCTTTATTATTACCAAACGTTTTTACATTTCCTTTTTTATCTGTAATAACTTCCGCTCCTTTTTCCTGTGTCCAAGCTAACCCCTCTGGAGCGTTTTCTGTTCCTGTCCAAAATTGCGGTATTTGTTGGCTCGATACCATTGCGATTTGTGCAGCTCCTAAAACACCCATTACAATCGATAACGGTATATTTGGCAAAGCAGCTACAACCGCTTGAGCCGTATCAATAGCGATGTTAAAAATTGCTAATCTTTTTTGTGCTTCGGCTTCTCTACGTGCAATAGCTCTTTTACGTTCTTCGTATTGTCTTTCAATTTCTTCTTTAGCCGTTGAACTTTCTCCAGCAAACATAATCGCAAATTCCTTTTGTCTTTCAAGTCTTGAATATTCAGCGTCAAAATTCGCTTGACTTCTTTCAGAAATTGTATTGTAGGCTTCTTGAAAAGCATCAGAAACACTTAATGCAACCGCTTTTGCATTACCTTCAAATTTGTCTAAACCACCGTTTAGAATGTCAATCATTTTACCAAAACCAGAAGTACTACCGAAATCACTAATAAAACCGTTGAAAGTTTCGTTTAATAACTTTTTAAACTCCTCAAGTTTTTTAATTTCTTTTTCTGCGTTACTATCTTTAATTTCTTGAAGTTGTAATTCTAAAGCTATTTTTTCAGCAGTTAATTTTTTGTATTCTTCGCTTTCTGTTTTATTGTTAAAAGTTAAACTTTGTAATTTAGTTTGATTAATTGCTAAATCAGCATTTAAAGATTTTACTCTTGCGTCTTCTTCTATCTTTCCTTTTTCGTCGTAGTAAGATTTAAAAGAACTTAAAGGTGTTTCTTGTGTTAGTGTTCCACCAGTAAAGTTTCTGTTTCTTAAAGCGTTTAATTTAGCTAATTGAACTTCATTTATTTGGTCTAATCTTGAGTATTTAGAAATTAAAGCTAATTCTTCATCTTTAGAATAAGTTTCTCTTATTTCTTTGCTTTTCTGTTCAAATTCTGTATAATTAATTTGTCTATCAAAGAAATACTTTTTTTCTAACGCTTTTAACGCTTCATTTTTTTCGCTTTCTGCTTGTATTCTTTTTGTTCCGCCATCTATTACACCTTTGTTAATTGCTTTTATTTGTTCAGAATAAGCGTCATTAATTGTGTTTATTTGGTTTTTGTATTCAGTATCAATAATTCTATTTTGTTCGTCAAATTCAGCTTGTACAAGTTGTTCTTTTAACGACATATAAAGTTGATAAGCGTCTATTCTTTCAGATAAAGTATTTTTTTCATTATCTGCTATTATCTTATTATTTGTTATTCCGTTTTCTAAAATCTTTTTACGTAATTCATATTCACGTGCTAAAAAATCAGCTTGGTCTATTTCTAAATCTGCTAATTCTTGTAAATCCTTTTTCTTTTTTTCACGTTGTTTGTCTTCTGTGTATTCTAACCCGATTCTATCCTTTGTAAGTTTAATTATTTCAACTTGGTTTTTATTAATAGCATTTTGATAAGCGTCAATATCTTTATCTATTTTAATTCTTTTTTCTCTAATACTATTAAGTTCATTTGAAATAGTTGCTAAACCTTGAGCAGATAAATTACTTTCTACTGCACTTTTTAAAGACTTTTCTTTTTGTTTTTCTAATTTAGTTAAAGAAGTTAATTCTTTTTCTAAATCAATAAGTTTTTGCTTATTAGTAACTTGTAAATCTGTTTCTTTTTCAAGTGCTTTTTGTTTTTCTAAATCAACTAATAATTTACTAACCCCATCAGAATATTTACCGTTTACCATTGTGGCATCTGACACATTTTTAATGTAATATGCGTATTGTTGAGATAGTTTTTTATAAGCTATTTCCCTATCTTGTACAGATAAAGAAGTATCATTATAAACGGCTAAATATTTTTTAAGTTCAATAATATCACTTTGAGCGTCTTTTTTTCCTTGAAACCTTGCGTTATTAAATTCCTTTTGATTTTTATTAAGTTCGTTTAACGCATCACTTGCACCCCAAAGAGTAGAAACCCAACTTACAATTTCTTTTCCGTAAACAGTTAATAAAGTAACTCCAACACTTAACAATGTTTGAAAACTAAATAACGCACCAGCTAATTGAGATAAAACGCTTTTCGTTGGTTTTCCTTGTGCTTGTAATTCTTTATTTTGAGCGATAACACCTTGCATCGCATCAAAGAAAATAGGTAAGTTATTTGAAATCGCCATAAATCCAGTTTGTACAGAATTTGCAAAGGCTGGCATTTCTCGTCCTAATTGAGCAATTGAGTTGTTTAAAGGATTAAAACCGCTTGCATAATTACCAACATTACGACCATATTTCCCCATATTAGCGTCAACCGCTTTTAAGGTCTTATCGTGCATTTGGATTCTACTGCGTAAATAATCCATTTGTTCGGCCTCTGCCCTTGTTAGCGACGCTCCTTGTGCTTGTCTAACTGCTAAATTTTGATAAGCAAAGTTTAATTTATTTAGTTCCGCTTGCAAACGATTATACATATTTGCAGCGTTAGATAATTTCTGTTCTTCTTTAGCTAATTGAGCGTTATATTTATCAACTGACTGCTCACGTTGTTTTTGTAATTGTAATTCTTTTACTCGCTCCTGTTGTAGTTTCTTTTCAGTTACAATAAGTTTATTTGTAGTAGCGTCTAATTTCTCATTTAAAGCAATAGTTTCCTTAACAGATTGATTCATCTGTTGCGGATTTTTAGGACTTGCACCGCTATTAATCTTTAACCCTTGTTGGTTAATCTTAATAATTTCTTCGTGCGTAAGTTTTAAAGACGCAATAACCTTGTCAAGTTCCGCTTGAGCTTGTTTACTTACAATTATATCAATTACATTAGCCATTTATTTTTTGATTTTAGATTGTTGTTCTACTACTTGGTGTGCTTGTTGTTGGTAACCTATAAATTCAGATACATTTAAATCTTTTACTTTCAATTGAAATCTTAATTCTAATATTCTACTAATATTTATTAATTCAGCGTCAAAGTTTGGTTTGTCTTTGCTTTCAACTTCCTTTTCATCTAATTTAGCACGTATTAATTCAATCTTTGTCTTAATTCCTTGCAATCTGTTATTAATCGTTTCAATCTGTTTAAAAACGTCTTTGTTTACATCGATACTGTAATTCCATTGCTTTAAAATATCCACCATTTTATTAAAACTTTCTTTACCTAATTTAGCATCGTAATTATACATCGCATTTAGCAACAAAGAAACGCACTTGTATTTATTTTCAAGTCGCATAATCTCAAACATCGTAACATATCGATTTTCTACTTTTCTATTGTTGGTTAATTCAATATAGTTAGTAAAAAAAGCGTCTGCAATGTTTTGAAGTTTGGCATCATATTTTAATTTAGTCGAAAAATATTTTAAGTCGTTCGTTTCAATAAACATTTTGAAATTCCATAAAGGCATTTTCTCGCACGTATCGAAATAACTATCCGATTTTTTGCTTAACAAATCTTTGAAGTTCTGGCAGTATAATTTCATAATTTAAAATATATTGATTTTGTGTAGTTAATCCGAAAATATTATAGTAACCTCTAAAAAAGTTCGCCTTGTCGCCTGTTCCTGTTCCTGTTGAGTTTATTTCTATCTGTGTTAAGTTTGGTAATACCTCAACATTAAAACCTCTGAAAAAGTCGCCTGTATCTGTAAAGTCGTAAAGTTCTCCAGCTTGTTTGAAACTACCTAAAGCCGAAAAAGTATTTTGACGATAGAAACCTTTAAAAAGTCTATTTGTATTTTCTAAAGTTTCCCCATCGAACCCAATATGCTGGTCTATTTGCGTAGTGTTAAGTTTGATAATCTTGTTTTCATTACGATAAACAATATTTTCAATTTCATCAAGTAAGCTGTTTCTGACTTCTTGAAGTTTTACCATTAAATCGTATGGAGAAGTCATTTTGTTAGATTTTAGAACTCAATTACGGAACTCGAACCGATTGCACCCCTAAAAGGTTTTGAGTAAAGGGACGCTTTTAAATTACCGCCCCTTTTAAATATTATACTACTACTGTTGTAGCTACGTTTGATTTATACATAGTGCCGTCTACATTAATAATAGATGCGTTTAATACACTATCATATAATTGTAAACTAACTGCGTCACCTGTATTAAAAGCTGGAACAGTTAAAGTATACGCACCATCTCCAACACCTGAAGTTAAACTTGTAATTGTAACAGTTGCTCCATCTACTTTTAAAAGTAAATCTTCTTTAGCTAATCCTGTTAATGCTACTAATTTGTTATTAGCTTTTGCATAAGCTTCAAAAGATAAAGTAGTTGCTAAATTTACTGGAGCAATTCCTTGAATTTCAATATCATTATAACCGTCTAAATCTTGTTCAGCAGTAAAGTCTAAATTCTCGTTAGAAATCCACGCAACACTATTATCGAAATCAGTTCTTGATAATTGTACCATTAAATTTTGAGCGTTTTCTTTTCCGATTTTGTAAGAACCTACTCCAATATATTGGCAGTCTAAACCTCTGAAGTTTCCTTGTCTGTCTAATGCTCCAAACATATCGTTTTTAACATCAAACAAAAACATATCATAGTTTTTAGAACCCTCTAATTTTGCTAATGCTTTATAATATTGCAACCCATTATCAAAAGTAAAAGTAAAGTCGTAAGGCGGTAACATAGTACCGTATTTAATACCTGTACTCTCTCTCGTTCCTACTTCGTTTTCACTTGTATTATCTGTAAAAGATACAACACCATTTAAAACAATTAATTGCCCTTTTTGTTGCATTTCTTGGAAGTATGCAAGGTTGAAGTCATCTCCTGGCAAAATCTTTGTTCCTTTTTCTGCAAACACTACAACCGTAGGATTTTCAATATCTTGAGGACAGAATTTAGTACCTGTTCCTAATTGAGCGTTAGCCCCACAAGATAAGTTGTTTACAATTTGATTAATTAATCCCATAATTTATATGATTTTATTTGTTCTTAAAAAATTTATTACTCTTTTGTCGTTGTGTAAAAAAGTATCTCCTACTTTGTAAGTTCCCTCACTTGTAGTAAATTCCTTTAGTATTTTAAACGACTGTTTTTTTACTTCTGGCATTGCTTGAGGAATAACGTTAATTTGTTCCTTTGCTTCTTTGTTTTTTATTCTCTTTGCCATATCTTAAAATTTTACTTGTTTTATTCTGCATTGGTAATCTGTATTAAAAGAAATTTCAATATTTAAGACGATTGCATTCCAAATATCTACTAAACCGCCCTCGCTATTCTCAAACGAGTAATTCGGTATAAATTCAGAATTGTAAGTATCATCTATAATTTGACTTATTCCGCTACGTTCTAAAACTTTAATTAAGTTCAATTGTATTGGGTGTAAAATCTCTTTATAATACGTTTGAAATTGAAATTCGTTAAACTCCTCTTTATTCATCGACCTAGTCGCAATAACAATACGAGCATTTCTGCTTATGTTTTTACCTTTTATCTCGTTTGTATCTCTACCAACGATTAACCAAATCAAAGGATATGAATTTTCCTTATTAGTTATTAAGTATTTGTTAAGTACTTCTTGAGTTCCCCAATTGTATTTTATTGAGTAGTCATTATCTCCAATCGTTACAACTGGCAATAATTGTATTAACTTACCTAAATTTTCCTCAAAAGTAATCATATACCAAAAGAATTAATTTCTTCGTAAAATGCGAATTTAGTCATATCTGTATCAGTAAATTCATCTTTTTTATCCATTAAATAACGGTATAAACTTACTTCTACTTCGTTGCTTTCTCCACTCCAATCTATAAAATTACCGTTTACTATCGGACTTAATAACGCACCGCCTTGATATTGTTTAATAAAAGATGAACTTGCGTTAGCAATTTTATACATCGGTGTTACTAAACTTCCTTTTTCTACATTTACTTGCGAATTTCCTACTGCTGATAAATTAGTAGTTTTTTGAGTAACGTATTCAATCCAAACCGCTTGAGCAATTAAAGATAAATCATACTTTAAACCTTTCCATATTTTACCGTCGTATTCTTCTCCATTTACCAATTTTTCATATTTAGCATATAACGGATTCACGAATAAATCCGTTATTGCTAATTGAAGTTCAATATAAGTCGTTAAACCTAAAGCATTGACTAAAATAGTTTTCTCAATTTCAACACATAAATTTTCAATATAAACCCCGTCGTTAGGTGTTGAAGTAACCGCACTTGGTAAAGGCGCTTCACTCGCTAAAGGAATATATAAAACATTCTGTTTGTTAAAATACGATTTATCAACTATTTGAGCCATTTTTTACTTTTTTGCTTTTGGTTTATCTTCTTTTTTTACCGTTTTTAGTTGTGCTATTTTCAATTCATTTAAGAAAATGTTTGAAATATCTTTACTAAAAGTTTTTACTTCTCCTTTTTTAATATTCTCAAAATCGGCAGTAAATTCGATTTCTATATCTGATTTTGCCATATTATAAAAATATTAAGTAGTAGCTAATGTAGCTAAAGCAGTTGTAATATTAGTACATTTTAAGAAACCAGTTTTATCAACATTTCTAATTAAGAATAATAATCTTACTCTTGCTTTTAATGTTTTTAAATCTCCTACGAATTGAGTACCAGAATAACCTTCTGAAAGAACAACTCCACTCATTTCATAAATTCTACCAAATCTACCATCTCCAACTACTAAAGTATTGTCCGCTAAATTGTTATCCTCAACAATAGCTAAACCAGCAATAGTACCCGTTTCAGAGTCAAACATATAGTTGTTGTTTGCGTCTTTTTTCAAGAAATATCTGTCAATTGTATCAGAGTTAGCAGCTACGAAGTCTGGAGCGTATTTTGAACCTCTTGTTTTTACAATTGCAGTTCTCATTTTACGAACTAAATCTTTGATGTTAGCGTCTGTGATTGAACTTGCTACTGGCGTATAAGTAGGAGAAGCTGTATAAAGTCCCTCTATATCCGAAGCACCACCAGCACCAACTGCAATCTTATTATCAATAACAGTAGAAACGTTTACGTTTAAGAAGTTGTTTAATTCAGCAGCAGCTAAAACTTCATCTTCCATAAATTCCTCTGAAACTGGTAATGTGTCCCCAATTTTGATAAGTTTTTTAGAGTACTCGGCAAAGGCAGCAGTACTTTCTGGAAAAGTAGCACCTTCAGCAACAACTGCAGCGGCTCTTGCAACTGTAGCCTCGTCCCAATCGATATACGAAATAGTTCCGTTATGGTTTCCTTTTGCTACTGGCATTTTTGTAAAGAAATCATATAAAGCACGTCTTTTAACTCCTAATTGCCCAATATCAGATAATCTTGTAGATTCTGTATTATTTGCAATAGAAGCTCTTAAAGTAGCTGCTTTTATTACGACTTCTGCTTTTTTATCTCCTTTTACAATAGATTCAATAGATTCTTTATTATCTTTAATCTCTTGTGCTAAAGTTTTAGCAACTTCTTGACCTTTATTTAAATCCATTAACTTTTCTGCTAATTCGTTTAAATCTGCTTTTAAAGTTTCTACTTGTTCAGTAGTTGCTTTTGTTTCTAATGCTTTTAATTCTTCTTTTAAAGCATCTAATTCAGTTTTAGAAACTGATTCGTTTTTCATTGCGTCGATTTTCGTACCCAATTCTTTGATAATTTCTTCCATCTTTTTACTTTTAAAATTTGTTTAATAATTCTTTTAATTCTTTTAATGCTTGTTCGTTTTGAGTGTCTTTAGACGGCTCGTTTTTAATTTCGGGTGTGATTGTATCGGCACTCGCTTTATCTTGTTGTATTAATCCAGTTGCACCATTTGAACCAAATAATACTAAACTACTTTCTCTTACATTCTTTGCATCTTTTACAACAAAGAAATACTCAATTTCTTCAAAGTCGCTTTTGTTTGCAATTTTATCGATATAATCATCATATACCTTTTTTTCGTAAACGTCGCTTTTATCTGTGCTGTTTAAAGCCATTTCAATACTAACATACTGCATACGTACACTTGCTTGAATTTCGTCGCCACTATCTAACCAATCTTTAATTAATGGATTGATAATTTTGTCTTTGTGTACTTTGTATATCAATACTTCTGTTGTTCCGTCGTATTCTTTGCCAATAGTAGAAAAAGGAACTTCCGCCGTAAACATTTCAACGTCTTTACTTTTAGCAATTACTTTGTCAATTTCTAATTTGTGGTCAGATACTAAATAATTTTTACCTTGTTGCTCTTTTACTGTTTTATTCCAAATCCCTTTAACGTGCAAATCAGAATGACTATCTAATATATTTGTAGAATTAACCGCAATGTAGTAATAGTCGTTATCAACTTCAAAAGACTTTATTTGTTCTAATGATTTAGATAATAAAATTGGTTTGAAATTAGTCGCACTATCTTTTTCACAAGACTTTAATATTTGAGCCTTTTTAAACTCTAATATTTCTGTTTTGTTTGCTTTTAAATCTTTAAAAAGTAATTCTTTACTTTCAAATGATTTATTTAATTCCTTGCATACTATCATTTTTTAACCTCTTTATCAGTTAGTAATATTTCTTTTCTTTTTTCTAAAGCCAATCTTAATTGAGTACTAATACTTTTATCTTGTAGCTTTTTATTAATTTCTTCTACATTCATAACTTTAATTTTTTAATGAAGTTATCACTCATTTTCTTTGCATCGGCTAAAGATAAAGTTTGGTTTTCCATTGCTATCTTAAGACTATTCTGAAACTCTGTAAATGATTTTATTTTGTCGTTAATCAAAGTTTGCATAATTGGTAAATGGTCGAATGAAGCTATTAATTTTTCGCCCTTATCTAATAAACCAAAAGAAGAAGATAAACTATTCATTGTGTTATCCGCACTTCCTTGAATAGAATTTTGAACCCAATTAATAATACCTTGATTTTGATTTTCAAATGTACTATCCTTTGCAAAGTAATTTAAAACACCTTTGTTAAGTTCAAAAGCAAGTAAACATTTATTAGCGTCATCTGCAAATTGTTCATCTAAATACAAACGTTTCATATCGCTAACTAAATGCTTGTATTCAATTGCAGCGTTAGTAGTTAAAACATCTTTAGAATTTAATACATTCTCAATTGATTTTCTGTCATTTGGTTGTATTTGAGCTTCCATACCAGTGCTTTTATTTGTACCGATATATTTAGCTGAAAACTGTAAGTTCTTATGTTTAGACTTTAAATTTTGTTCTATGTTTTGTAATACCTTTTCAATTGATTGCACACGGCTTGGAGCTGAAAACCAACTATTTGAAGTTAACCCATTCGCTAAATCGTATAACGGTATTAATTCAGATAATTTAATTTCATATTGAGTGTTATCTAAAGTATATTTAATTTTCCTGTCTTGAATTGCCTTGTTATCAGCATTTTGAAACACGAACTTATTAACCTTGTTTACATCGTTAAAATCTATTTCACTTGGAATAAGATTATACAACGATTTAGGTAATTGAGTTCTTAAAGGTTTAATTTGATAAACGTAGTTATTTCCAGCAACGGATAAAAACCACATTTGCTGAAATAAAAAATCTTCTTGAGATTGAAAATAATTAGGTTGTTTTAGAAGTTTAAGTACTTCAGAATTTTTAATTTCTTTACCGTTGGCATCTACGTGAGTAATTGCCATTTGAGAATACATTTTAGCACGTAAAGAAACGATTGTATTTAAAACGGGATTTTCTAAAGAAATTTTAAGATAGTCGGAATAGTTTACAAATCCGTCGCCACCTAACAATTGATAAGACATAGTTCCATCAATTGAGCGTTCAATTCTACTGAATATTTTAGTGCCAAATAGGCTAAAAGACTTTTCTATCATAATAAAAAACCTATGTTTCACAACATTAGTATATGCAAATATATAAAATTAAATTAAACAAATGCATAATTAATATATTTTTTTTTGTATCAACTCAAATATCTTGTACGTCTATACCAACTTGCGACGTATTTAATAGCGTCTAAAAGGTGGTCATCTGTTTGTTCAGGTTCGTCTAATTGCACACCTTTTGCAATTCTCCAGCTATAAGTGTCATATTCATTTTCTATATTATTTGAACTTTTAGTATAATAAATTTGATGTTTCTGTATTGTTTCAATTCCCGACAAAATAGATCCCGCACCTTTCATAGCTGGAATAGCATTATAACCAGCATTAACAAGTTTTTGTCTTTCTGTTTGGTTTAATTCATTTCCAACGTCGCAAATTATTTCTATTTCTTTTGGTATTTTTAATTTATCTAATTCAATAGCTAACGTGCCAGCCATTTGATTAAGTGGCTTGTATAATATCTCTTTAAAAAAGAATGTTTTATCCCCGTCAAATTTCATTTGTACCATTGCACTCGGAGAAGACAATCCAAAATCTAACCCGTAATAACTCGAATAAGGCAACATATCAAATTCATCATCTTGGATAACTTTCCAATTGTGGTAAATCTTATTAGGTTTTTCCGCTTTTAATCCTTTTGCGTAAACTAAATGTAAATAATCGTTAGAAGTACCTTGTTGTTCGTTAAATAAAGCCCTTTTAAGTTCTTTTATTTGCTTTTCTGTAAACTTATATACATTCTCGTTAAAATCATAATTAAAAGCGTTTGTAGTGGTTATTAACTCGCTTTCTACTACTTCTGTAAATCTAACAGGTAAATAAGATTCTATTTTTATTTTTTGTTGTTCTGGGATAAAAGGATTGTCTTTGTATGTTGAATGTATTACTATTGCGTTATCTCTTTTTGCTACGTCTTCAATCCAATGATTATTTTTAGGATTCCAGTCAATAATAATATAATCACTGGTTCGCATATCAATTTGATTAAACGTATCAACTGAAAACTTATAAGGCTCATTTAAGTGTGCGACGTTACCTTGAAAACCGTGAACTCTGTTTTCTTCATCTCCACCCATAAATTCAATAGTAGCGTTATTCTCAAAAGTAAATATAGATTCTGTTTTATTGAAAGTTACTTTATCTACATAAGGGAATGTTGGCAATGCTTTTTTTAAATCGGCTAAAATAGTCATTTTACAATCGGCTTTAGTTTCTCGCCATATTGATATTCTAAAGTTTGGATTTTCTAAACCAGCAAGCCAATGAGTTTGTAATATTGAGTGAGTTTTTGAAGAACGAGAAGAACCCGTATGTATAATATATTTATACTTACGAGTTCCATCTTCATTTTTTGCGTTTATAGCAATATGAGTTTGTTCAAATACCGTAGTGGCTTGCATTATTCATCTTGGCTTTTAACAATAGTTATTTTTACTTCTTGTGGTGTGTTTATTTCTTTGCCTTTAGTAGTTAAGTCGATACCGTCGTTTATGTTGTTTAAACGTTGCGTAATACTTGGATTATAAATACCAGCCATTCCGCCTTCTATTTGGTCTTTTCTTGTTTTTTTCTTAATATACGAACAGATAGGTGCAAAATCTTCATATCTATTGTCTTTATTCTTTAAATAATCTCCTAAATCTTCAATGATTCCGTTTTCAGATAACCAACATTCAAAACCGTCAATTGTTAAAGGTCTTTCTTTTTCTCTGTACACATCAGTCGCATCTTTTCCTACCCAATCTTTTACAATAAATGGGTTTTTTTTTGTTTCTTCCTGATATAGTAAAAAGTATTCTTTTAGCTTTTCAGGACTTTCTATGTTTTTAGGTCTTCCTTGCGCCATATTACTCTTTTATTATTTTCCAATTACCAAAATGTATTTGATTACAATTATTAAAATTACAAACTATTTCTACATTTGCATTGTCTTTAATTATAAATATAAAATTTGTTTTAAGTATTACTTTATACTTTTTACCTTTAGTAATATCTACTCCGTTATCACTTGGAATAGCGTAAGTAGTTTTAATTCCGAATAATTTTTTTATTGCTTTCATAATTTTTGCAATTTACGTATTATTTTTTAATTAATAAAGCTATCAAACATATTTTTATTTATGCTTCGTACTTGGCGCCATTGGTTAGCTGAAATATTTTTTACAGGACAATCCCAAAGTTCGTGTTTCATTACTTTGTTTTTACGTAGGTATTCAGCAAGTTTTAAATTAGACATTGGAGCTTTATTTTTATCGAAACGTGTAATTGTTTTTACTATTGTAGCTGGTTTATGTTCAGCTAGTGCAATTTCTCTATAACGATTGGCTTGGTATTCTACTTTGTCTTTTCGTTTTGTTTCGTGATACACTTCTATTAGTGCTTTATCTTTAGTTTTAAACGCTTCAAATAATATTTTGCAGTATTTATCCTCTTTAAATAGTTTAGCCTTTAAAAGCATATTATATAAGTTATCTCTATTACAACCAATTTCTTTTGCTATTGTTGTGTGTCGGTTTGTAATATTTCCAGTTAGTTGTTCTACTCTCATTTCAGCGTAAAA